TGATGGTGGGCAGCGGCTGAGCGTCCGGCACGCGATCGGGAACCCCGCGTGAGTGGCAGAGACGGTCACCCATCCACATGAGAACAGCCTGAAACCACAACGGATTCTGACAAGTCGCGAGCTCGGCAAAGCCGACGATGCAGGGATTTTCCTCACGTCCGAGTCTTCAGCAAGATCACCGAAGGACCGTTTCGGATGTACGGTCCATGATTCCGGCAGTGCTGGTGGTAGGGCGGGTGGGACTTGAACCCACGGCCAAGGGATTATGAGCACTCAAGGCTTGAACGCTGTAGTGACCTGCGGAAATGCAGCTAGCGGGCGAGCCTAGCGACAGAATCCCTTGGCGTTCATCCGATCACCAGGCTCCCATCGATTTCTCGGGAGCACCCATGACCGCGATCTACCGGTTCATCGTCGCGCTGATCGGCGCGCTAGCCAATGGGGCCGCGTGGTGCTTCGCCACCGTCGCCGCCAACCCGGCCATCGTGGTGTTTGTCGCGTTCGCCCTCTGGGTCGGTCTGGCCTGTCTGCGCGAGATCCGTCATCCCGGTGGACCTACTCGTCACGCTGGCGCAGCTCGCGGAGCCGGGCGCGCAGCTTCTCCACGTCCCACCGCGCGTGGCCGCCGGCGGTAACCAGCTCAGGTTCGACCAGGTGATCCGCCCACCAGCGCGCCAAGGTCGCCCGGCCGATGCCGAGCTCCTTCGCCGCCTCTCCGGTGGTCACCAGTGCCATACCGAGACGATTTCACTCGTTCGGCCTACATCAGTGCTGGTTGAGACGTTTCTGACGTTGAAGACGTGTGAGACGATCGAGACGTGTCCTCGGTCGAGTTCCCGAACGCGTGCACCCGCTGCCGCCATCGGCTCCGCCGCGGCGAAGGGCGCCTGGTCGAGCGCAGGCCCGGTGACTGGCACTGGACCTGCGACGACTGCGCCGCTAACCCCAGATCGCGCCCACAACCGCTGAGCCCGCCCACGCCACCAACGCGATGACGCCGGTCGCTTTCCACCGCCACGCCTCCAGCGCGCGGATGCGGGCTTCGTGGTCTCCGTCGCGGGTCTCGATCGCGGTCATCTTGCCTACCAGGTCGCGGGTCATCTGGGTGTTGAGCTGCAGCGCGTCGTAGATCTCCCGGTTGGTGATCGTCACCCCGGAGCGCCGGTCCTCGGTGCTCATCGCTCACACCCCCGTGACATCGTCGATGAGAATCGAGGTCGGCTGCGCCGAGCCACCGCCGAACTTGCACGTCGACGACCCCGTGTAGCGCTCCGCGCTGATTCCGAAGGTGTAGCTCCCGGACGAGGCCGCCCACACGACCTCGCGTGAGTTGGTGAACGTGGAGTTGAATCCGTTGGTGGCAAGGAACTGTTCGATGTTGAACAGCTCGGTGCCCGCCGTGGTGACCGAGGCGCCCGAGGCGTAGCGCAGGTGGGCGAACACGCCGGTCGAGAGTGTGGTTCCTGAGACGTTGAACGCGCACGCGATCTGGAACCGGTACTTGCGGCCGTTGACCAGCGACACGGTGACCGGGGTCGCCACGATCACATCGGTGGTGAAGGTGACCGCGCTGGTGGTCGTGTCCGTGACCGACCCGACCCGGTGGTAGATGTTGTTCAGGTCCGAAGCGCGGACCTTCTGGCCTGCGGTGAATGCCATGTCGCCTCCCTCACAAGCCCAGGACCGGCTGGTCCCACAGTTCGACCGGCAGCCCGGATGCGCGCGCGACGGACAGCGCGGAGCAGGTGAACGTCTGGTTGGTGCCGCTCGCCGCGGTGCACGCGGTCGTGTGGACCTTGACCCCGCCGACCGAGAGGTCCAGCGGGTAGTCGTCGGCGGTGGTGGTCCAGAACGGCCCGGACGGCGTGGTCACGGTCAGCGTGGTGGCGCCGGCCGATGCGGACGTGTGCACGCTGGCGCCGTCGGACTCCAGCCGGAACAGGTACTCGCCGGTGTCGCCGGTGGTGGCCGCAGTGACCGCGATCCGCCACGGGTCGTTCGGGGACATGTTCAGTGTCATCCGCCAGTTGAACGGGTCGGCCTGGATCGAGCAGCCTTCCACGAGTAGATCGATGATCTCGGCGGGCACACCGACGATCGTGCCCGCGGTGTTGTCGACCAGGATCCGCTTGGACACCAGGCCACCGGTGAACATGGAGGCGAGGTATTCGGCTTCGGCGGGGATCGCGCGCAGGTCGATCAGCATCGTCGGGTAGCGGTAGCCCTCGACGGTGCCCAGGTGCACGCCCCACGAGGCGTAGTTGAGAACCTCGGTCTGGTCGGCGATGTTCACGGTCAGGGACGAGTCGTAGACCCCGATCGCGTCCGTGCCCATGCGGCCGGTCACGTCGGAGAAGGTGTACTTGCTGTTGGCGATCGACGCGGTGACCCGGTTGATCGTGCGCTGGTCATCGTCGGTGGGCTGGAACGGCGGGGCAAGCTCGGTGGCGTTGAGCGCGAACGCGGCCGACGCGTTCTCACGCGCGGTGCGGGACACGTAGAACAGCCCGGGGGAACCCAGCAGCCCGTCAACGAGCACGCCCTGATCGGCGGTCTCGCACTCCCGCAACAGGTCCGTGATGGACTTCGGCAGTTGCGGACCCATCGCCGGGTCGTTGCCGCCTCCGACGTAGGTCACCTGGAAGCCCTGTTCGGTGCCCAGCCGGAGCAGCCGCGCGATCGCGGCCTCGCCCTGCCACGCGGTTTCCGGGCCGCGCTCGGTCCACAGCGTGGAGTCGGGGTTGCTGAATATCGCGACGTGGCCGACGGAGATCGGGTCTTCGGTGCCACCCGGGTCCGGGTCGGACTCCACATTCATCCCGATGGGCACGCTCTTGGCCGACGTGACCGCAGCCGACGCGACCGACACGCCGTTGAGCAGCAGGATCCACGTCGGCTGGGTGGTGGTGTTGTCGACGAAGAACGTCCACGTCAACCAGACGTCGTCCCACTGGGTGAAGTCCGCCGCGGCGTCGTAGCTGGCCACGGTCACGTCGGACAAGCCACCGGCAGGTGAATAGACCACGTCCACGTTGCCGTCGGTGAAGAAGTTCAGCGCGCACTGGTAAGCGCCAACGAACGGGATCCGCACCCCTGCGCCCGACACCGAGGTGTAGCGCATGCACCATTTGACGGCCCAGGTGCCGGCGCTGTCGTACTGGCTCGGGTCGACGGTGGGGCAGTAGATCGTGGCGCCCGCGCTGACCTGCACGGAGCGTTCGGTGGCAGGGTTGTCGGTGTCGGCACCCCAGTCGGTTTTGCCGTAGATCGTGCCGCCGTCATCGACCGGCTGGGTGTACGCGTCCACACCGCCGGTTTCGGAGACACCGACCTGCGCGGTCTTGTCCTCCTCCAGCGGCCAGTAGTCGAGCAGCCCGGACGGCGGGGTGAGCGTGTACTGCCGGTAGAGGGAGCTGTGCAGCGGGTCGTTGCCTTGCGCGAGCTGGCGCAGCAGCCCTGCCGCGATCAGCTTGACGACCGGGATCTTGCCGTTGTCGTCTGTCCAACCAGGGCTGAATCCGACCGCGTAACCCTGGAAACCGATCTGGTGAGACGGCGAGGTGCCGGTGTCCCAGATGACGCGCACCGGGGTGTTGCGGCGTACGTTTGGCCAGTTCGAGCTGGTGCCCGCCAGCGAGTAGTTCCCGCTGGCGTTGTCCAGGGTCATCGTGATCTGGGTGGGCGACGCGGTGCTGGCCTCGTCCTTGCGGCCGAACACCACGCCGATGCCGTCATCGATCCGCACGTCGGTGGTGACGTCGGTCCAGGTCCAGCCGGAACCGTCCACATCGGTCAGGTCAGCACCCCAGGCGATGGACACGGTGACGCTGGAGCCGGTCAGCTCTGGGATCATCTTGACGGTCATGTCAGCCCAACTCGATCTGGCCAGAGCGGACCAGGTTCATGAACGCGGTCGCGAACACGCCGTCCGTGTTGCCCGCGAAGCGGATCGTGCCGCCCCCACCGCCCTGATTCGGCCCGGTGGCGGGGATGACGCGCTCACCGGCCTGGAGCACGGTCAGCATCTCGCTACCGGCCACGCCGGGCACGATGCCGCCCTGGTGCAGCTTGGGGATGTGCGGCACGTCGCCGATGTGCAGACCCGTCCAGCCCAAGGTTGCGTTGATCCCGTGCAGCAGCCCATTGATGCCGTCGATGCCCTTGTTCAAGATCCAGATGACGCCGTTGATAGCGGCTTTCAGCCCGTCGCCGAAACCGTTCCACACGTTGGCGACAGCGTGGCCGATCTTGTCGAAGATCCCGGACATGAAGTCCCAGGCAGCACCGAAGGCGGTCTTGATCGCGCCCCACACGTCCGACACGATCTTCTTGAACTCGGTGAAGTGCGTAGCGATCAGCACAATCACCGCGATGAGCGCGATGATTCCGACGACAATCCAGGTGATCGGGTTGGCCAGCAGGGCGGACGTGAACCCCCACACGGCAGGGATCACCGAGCCGGTCAGGACACCGCCCATGCTGGCGATAGTGGGGATCACGAAGTCGACGATGCCGCCCGCCATCGAGGCCAGTCCGGCGGCCATATCGGAGACGCTGCCGTCCTTGAACCCCTGGAACGTGTCGCTGGCACCGGAGACCACATCGGACAGACCCTGGAACCGCTTTTCGGCGCCGTCGCTCGCTTCCTCGGCTTTGTCTTTGATTCCGACGATCGAGTTACCGGCCTTTTTGGAATCGCTGTCGACCTTGCCGGACATCTTCTGTGTGCTGGAACCGATGCCGTCCATCGTCTTGTCGAGCTGAGTCGCGTCACCCGCGAAGGTCAGCTTGACCGTTGGCCCGACGGCGCCCATTACTCACCCCCGACTTTCAGGCCAGCGGCCTCCGCCACCGACGTGATGCCCTCGGTAAGCTGGTCAACCACCTTGGCCTGGTTGTCTGCGAAGGACGCCCAGATGTAGCGGCCCCGCTTGAAGAACGGGCGCCGGACGTGTTTCTTGCGGCCCACCGAGCCACCGAAGTCCAGCCACGGGTAGTACGGGTACTTGTTCCCGCCACCTTGCACGCGCGCCGCGGTCTGGGTGCTGGCCGCTTTGACGGAGTCGGCCGCGTGGCCGCCCTTGCCCGGCCCGGTCGGCACCTTCGGCTTGGCGTCGGCGACGATGATGTTCGCCGCGTTGTTCGAGGCGATACGCAGCGCCTTCGGCAGATCGGACGACATGGCCTTGAGCGCCTTCTGGAACTGCTTGAGTCCGTCGATCCGGATTGCCTCGACTTCGGCCACGTCGTCACCTCCCTTGCGCTGCGAGCTTCTGTGCCATCTCGGTTCGTTGGGCCTTGCGGCCGTGGTACACGGTCCAGTCGACGTATTCGGCGCTGCTCATGGTGTCCAACAGCTCCGCCCGGGTGCGTCCGAGCCGGTCCGCCAGGTAGTACTGAAACTCCAGGTCGGAGTCACCCGCCATCCGCAGGTACGCCGCTTTTCGGGGCGTCCTGCTTCATGCCGCTGATCGTGGCGACCCGGTCGGTGAGCGGTTCGAACCACCCGGCGGGCAACTGGTCCTGGAGCTGCGCCACGTCGGCTTCGGTCAGCGCGGGCTCGACCACGGCACGCGAGAGGATCCACCGCTCCGCTTCGGCGATCGGCATTTCCTTGTCGCGCACCTGGAGCGCCTCCCCCCGGGTGAGTGGCCGGATGCGGAACACACCGAGGTTGGGCACGTCGAACTCTTCCACGGCGAATGTCTTCGCCATCAGGTCCTCTTTGGACACTGCCATGACTACCTCAGCTCTGGGAAGTGGTGACGAGGTCACCCGAGCACTGCAACGTGCAAGACCAGGTGATCATTTCGGCGACGGGTATCGTTTCCTCGTAGGCGGTCACCAGCACGGTGACGGTGTCCAGCGGCTTGCCGGTACCGGTACCTTCCGGCTTGACCGTGAGTACCACGTTGGTGCCCAGCAACGGTTCGACAACCGCCTTCGGCCCGGACGAACCAGACTCATATAGCCCGGTCAGGGTGATCGTGCCGTCCAGCAAGCCGCCGTGGTACTTGTGGCTGCTGCTGCCGAACGTGGTCACGTCGTGCGAATCAGCGGACCGTTTGGGCGCGATGTTGTTGCAGTAAGCGGAAAGATCATCTGTGGCCAGGGTGACAATCGCGCCCTTGCCGTGAACCTGAACCACGTCAGCCTCCTGTGCCGATCACATCGAGTTGGAAGTTTGCCGCCAGGTAGTTGACCCCTGCGATCTCCACCGATTCCACCGTGGCGGACATGACCCGGATTGAGTCACACGCGGTGTAGGTGCCGCCGTCCACCACAGACTTGACCGACGCGTCACCGGCGCCGTCGATGTACTGCGAGAGCCGGTCGCGGGTGGTGCGTGCATCCGCTTTGCCGACAACCACCCAGAGCGGCAGCGTGTACCGGTCTCCGCCCCGGCTCATCGCCGTGTCGTAGGTGATCTCATCCGGCCAGACCACCAGCGCAGCCGGTGGCGTGACGCGGTCGGCGGAGTACGGGAACACCCGCATGCCGTCGATCGAGCCCACCGCGGTGCCGATCTCGTCCATCACGTCGCCCAGGTTCATCGCGCACCCCACCACCGGTAGTAGGGCCGCACGGTGAGTGCCACGTCCGGATCGAGCTTGGGCAGCAGCCGGAACTCGCTACCGATGTCGGGCGAGCCCGCCACGCCGAACGGGCTGTCCCGGCGGGAGAGCAGCCGGGATGCCTGCAACAGGGTGGCCTGCTTGATGGTGTCCGGGACCGCGGTCCAGCCGAAGATCGCAGTTACCTTGACCCCGAACTCGCGCCCGGCCACATCGGAGTCCAGTGGCATGCGCAGGCCCGTCCAGGGCATGCCGTCGGCCGCGGCGTTGACGTCCAGCAGGCGGTAGCCGGTCACGGTCAGCGGGTACGTCCCGTCGCCGTTGGTGTCGTAGTAGACGGCCAGGCCGGTGTCGTCTTGCACGTCGTCGATGTTGGCCGCCCAGTGCGCGCCGGTGTTGAGCAGGCCAGGGATCGGCTGCACGGTGAACACGAACGAGGTCACGTCGCGCAGCGGACGCCCTGGCCGGTATGTGGCGGTGTAGTAGCGATCTACCGCCGTGTTGGTCGTGCCGAACTGGCGCAGGGTGGCGCGGTCGATCGCGCGAGAGGCAGCCGTGACCGCGAGGGCGACCTGTGCGTCGTCCTCGGTGTCGGAGATGCGGACGTACGCCTTGAGCTCATCGCTCGTGCAGTAGTCCGGTTTCCAGGTCACGGCTGCCTGCCCTCAGACCTGCGCCCGGGGCACCGACAGCACGGTGCACTGGGCGATGAACGTGTCGGTCGCGCCGGTGCTGGAGACCCGGAAGCGCAGCCACGGGCGGTTGGCCTGGAGCTGCACGCCGGTCACCGCGTACTGGTCGCCGTGCCCGCCGGTCAGTGTGCCGTCGGTGAGCGCGGTTGCGGTCGAGCCGATCGACCCCGAGGAGTCCGGCGCGTCCTGGACCACAAAGGACACCGTGTCGGTGGTGCCGGTGCCGGACGTGTCGAACAGCGCCACGATCCGGTCGCCGGGCCGGTAGTTGGTGTTCTTGGCCAGGTTGATGTCGTCGGGTGTGCCGAAGTCGAAGCTGGTGGTGGTGGCACTGTTGATCGTCACCTTGCTGGTGCCGAGCACCTTCAGCTCGGTCCCGATCAGGTCGCGAACAGTCATGATCGTCTCTTCTCAGCTCGTCGCCATGGTGAGGGCGCTGTAGGCGAACGTGTTCTGCTGGGTGGCGTCCATGCGCGCCCAGCACGAGTACTCCACCTGCCGGTTGGCCATCCTGGTGTACGGGTTGACCAGCACGGCCACGTCGCGAATCCGGCGGATGACGTAGCCCTCGGACAACTGGCCGAACACGCCCCAGTTGGTGGTGTTGCTGGCCGCGTTCACGTCCGGGAAACCCTGATCGATCGTGACCGGGTAGCCCAGCAGCGTGCCGGACGAGGGCGCGTCGCCAATCGTGGTGCTGCTCGCCGCGAACGGCCGCCAGATCGGGTCACCGTTGCTGTCCTTGATCTTCTCCAGCACGGCCAGCGTCTTGTCGTTGAACGCCCAGCGGCAGCCGGTCTCCCGGTACGCCGGGTCGACACTGTGGGTGAAGTCGATCAGGTTGTCGTAGGTCAGGCCCGCGTGCGTACCTTGCACACCGGTCAGCCCCGTGGTGATGCCCAGCGGCTGCTTGACGCCGGTACCAGAGACCAGGTGCACGGCCTGGATACGCGCGATGCGCTCGCCGAGCTTGCGGGACACCAGCCCTTCGACGTCGAACGCGGCGTCCTGGGTGAGCTCCAGCGACACGCGCAGCGGCAGGGACGACCCGCCACCGGCCATGTAGCTGTAGGCGCCCAGCGACGCGGTTCCGAACACCAGGTCCGCACCGGAGCTGAACGTGCCGCCCTCATCGACGATCTCACCGACGTTCGCGGTGTCATCCACGGTGGGCCAAGGCAGGGGGTTGCCGGTGTCGGTGGTGATGGTCTCCACGTCGTTGGCGATCCCACCGAACGCCTTCATGCGCTCGACGATCTGGTTGCGGAACCCGTCCGGCACCAGGTAGCCGCCCTGGCTGGACGTGCCCTCGGACTGCGCGCGCAGCTCGACCAGGTCGGCGTTTTCCTTGCCGGTGCGCAGGTAGTGGTTGAACGCGCGCTCCAGCGTCTTGTCCTGCTTGGTGGTGGTCGAGGCGGGCAGGATCGGCCGGGTCACCTCGGTCTTGTAGGCCGCGTGGCGCTTGCGCAGCTCGCTGGACTTGCTGACCGTCGCCAGCTTGGCTTCCAGGGCCTCATAGCGCTGGACCTGGTCTTCGGACAGATTGCCACCGTCCGTCAGGTCAGCCTGGTCGAGAATCTGCTGAAGGGCAGCCAGGATGTCTTCAGCAGTCATCGGGGTCTTGCCGTCGCCGTCGGCCGGGGCCGGGGCAGTGGGAGCCGTCATTTCGCACCCCTTCCAAGGGTTACGCGGGCACGTGCCCTGATCAGTTGGGACCGTGCCGAACCGGCGACGATCTCTGTAGCGGACCGCATCGACACCGAAGTGCCGTCGTATGCGGGGAAAGTGACCGGCCCCAGGTCGCGGAGCATGGCCACGTTGGTGTGCGCGCGCACGCGCAGGCCGTTGACGGAGCGCAGTTCGGACTCGCCGGGCAGGAACCCGATCGAGCCGCCCTGGAGATCACCGCGCTTGACCAGGACTCCAACGTCATGGCCCCACTGGGTATCCGGCAGTTCGGGGATATGGAAATGCACGCCTTCCGACCCGGCGCGCAACGTCAGGGTGCCGGCGGATTGCCTGCCGAGCAGGTAGTCCGGGTTGTGGTTGAACAGCGAGACGCTGTCGTTGCCGGGGTCGGCCAGCAGGCGGTCGAACGCGCCCGCGTCGAACATCTCGGGGCCGTCCTCGCCGGTGCGTTCGGTGACCTGACCGAACACCGACGCGATACCGGTCAGCCCGTGGCCGTCCAGTTCGGCCCGCAAGCTCACCGTGAACCGCTGGAGTGTGGTCCTCATGCGGCACTCTCCGATCCGACAACGCCGGTGGGGCCGCCCAGCGCGGCCGGTGTGGGCGCAGCTGCGCCGGGCGGAATCCGCAAGGTGTCTCCGCCCGCGATCGGCGGCAGGTGCCGGGCAGCGCGCGCTTCGTTGGGCGTCATCCACCCGCCGTTGACCATCGTGTTGAGCATCGTGGTTTCATCCACAGGGGACGGCTTGACGAACTGGGAGTAGTCGAACTCCGCGCGACGCTTCGGGTTGGTAATCAGCGGCGTCAGAGCGGCATCGAGCCGACCCGTCCACGGCTGCAACGTGTAGCGCGCCAGGCCCTGGTTCTGCTCGGCGATACCAGAACCCCAGGACGTGGCTTTCTCGGTCTCGGACAGCAGGTGTGGCGGCACACCCAGCCAGCGGCTGATCTCGATGACCTGGAAGGTACGGGACTCGATGAACTGCGCATCGGCCGCGCTCATGGTCCAGGGCGTGAACCCCAACTTGCGGTTGATGACCGGAATGCCGCCGGAATTCTCGGCGCCGAGCACCTTGACCTCAAGATCTTCCTTGATCTTCGCGGCTTCCTCGGGGCTGAGGTCCTCGTCGCCCTGCGGTGTCACCATGCCGGAGATCAGCGCGCCGTTGGTGAACTGCCGGTTGGCGGCGCGTTCCCCGGCGGCGCTGGTGCCCAGTGACAGGCGGGCCACGGCGATCGGTGACAGGCCAACGAGTCCGTCGATCGACGGACCCATGATCTGGGTCATCGTGGACGCGTCCGCGTCCCAGGTCTCGGTGACGGCGCGGCCCGCGTTCATCCGGGTCACGGTGACGTGAAAGACCTTGCCGCCGGGACGGGAGTCGTCCCATTCCGGCACCACGCTGAACGGGTGCACCGGCCAGAGGGAGGACAGCGCGCCTGCCGCGTTGCGGCGCTGCTGCAAGTACAGGTTGCCGTGGTTGAGCAGGTAGAGCAGGCACTGCTCTTTCCAGGCGAACGGGTTGAGCATGTCGCCGCCCGGGTTGTCCAAGAAGGACGCAACCGGAGTGCTCGATCCGTCGGTGGCGTCTTCGATGGTGCGCAGCGGCAGCGTGGCGATCGAGCCCGCGATCAAGGCGACGCCGCGGTACCAGGCCGACAGCGACATGGCGCCGTGCGCGGAGACGATCTCGCCGGGCATCCGGCCCAGGGCGGCGAGCAGCGCGGGGTCAGCGGTCGAGTACTGCTCGGACCGTTGCTTGACCGGTGTGGCGCGCTGCCAAGGCCACTGCATACGCGCAGCATACCTGCTTATCTGCGCAACTGAGAATATGATGAGGTCATGGCGCCATCCGGACCACTCCAGCGTGCGGTGACCGCGGCTGCGCGCGCCGCGAAGATCGGGACGCGGGACAAGGCGGCGCTCGAACTCGCCCGCCACTACGCCCGGCTCATCGACGAAGGCGACCCGGTGGAGCTGCTGGGACCGAAGCTGCTCGCCGCTCTGGACGCGCTGGTCCTCACCCCGAAAGCGCGGGCGAACATCACGAAGGGTTTGAGCCATGAGCCAGCCAAGGCCGACCCCGTTGACGAAATCCGCGCTCGCCGAGCTGCGCGGCAGCACCACGCCGCGACTCTGGACCCCACCGCTACGTGAGCTCACCCCGGAGACCAGCTACGGCTACGACTTGAACCAGTTCGCCGCCGACGTGGTGGGTGTCGATTTCCACCCGTACCAACAGTGGCTGAGTGTCCACGCGGGCGAGCTGCTCGCCGACGGTCGGCCGCGGTTCCGACGCCTGCTCATCATGATCGCGCGGCAGAACGGCAAGTCCCTGTGGGCCAAGGTGCTGATCCTCTACTGGCTGTTCATCGAGGAACAGCGCAAGGTGCTCGCCACGTCCACCAACCGTGACTACGCCCGGGTGGCCTGGTACGAGACGCTGGGGATGATCAAGGACTGTGACTGGCTCGCCAAGCGACTGGATACCAAACGGACGACGTTCGCCACCGGCAGTGAGGTGATCACCACCACCGAGGGAATGCAGTACAAGTTCGCCGCGTCCAACCGGCGCGCTGGTCGATCCCTTACCCTGCAACGCGTCCTGCTCGATGAGTTGCGCGAACACCAAACCTGGGAGGCGTGGAACGCGATCACACCGACCATGAAGACCGTGTGGGACGCACAACTCGTCGCCCTGTCCAACGCCGGTGGCGTCGAGGCGATCGTGCTCAACACGTTCCGCGAGGAAGCGCTGGCTGGCGACAACCAGCGCATGGGAATCTTCGAGTGGTCCGGGCCGGAGGACTGCGAGGCCGATGACATCGACGCGCTACTTCAGGCGAACCCACTGATCGGCCACATGATCGAGCTGGACGAACTGCTGGCGGAGGCGCGCGCAGCCAAGGCCAAGGGCGGCGAAAAGCTCGCTGGCTTCTTCATCGAGCAACTGTGCCGGGCCGTGCCCGTGCTCAACCCGGCGGTCAGCGGCTGGGAGGACGCCGGCACCGATGAACCGATCGACCTCGCCCCGCACCGCGCCCGCACCGCGCTCTGCCTCGACATCGCACTGGACGGCAGTCACGCCACGCTCATTGCCGCGGTGGTGCTCGACGGCCAGGTGCACCTGGAGGTCGTCGCGGCCTGGGCCGGGTTCGGCTGCTCGCGCGCGGTCGCTGTCGAGCTACCCGAGCACGTGCGCCGCGTGCGGCCCGCCGTGGTGGGCTGGTACCCGAACGGGCCCGCTGCGGTGGTGACGGCAGAGCTGGCCGCCCGGAAGCCCCGGCGCAGTGACTGGCCCCCGCGCGGCGTGAAGCTGGTGGAGCTGCAAGCGGAGACACCCGCCGTGTGCATGTCCTTCGCCGCGCTGGTGGAGGCGGGCGAGGTGACGCACCCATGTGACCCGCTGATGGACGCGCAAACCGCGACCGCCCAGAAGCAGCAGCGCGGCGATACCTGGGTGTTCGGGCGGTCCGTGTCGGGCGGCCCGATCGACAGCGTGTACGCGGCTGCTGGCGCGGCACACCTGGCCCGGATCCTGCCGCCCCCACGTCCGCCACTGGCGATCGCGTAGTCGACCGGTTCCAGATCGCAGTCGACCGGTTCGAGGTCCGCCGAGATCACCCGAGCCTGATCTGATTGCATAGTGCACACAAAAAACAGGACCGGGGTGTTCCTGTCGGTCGAATCAGTCAGACTTTTGATCCGCCCCGGGCCTCTGACCTGCGAAAACGTGTCACCACTTCGAGACTCGCCGGATTCCGATCGCGGTGCGGTTCGGGTTGCCGATTCGGCCGTTGCAAGCCGCGCAGCAGGCCACCAGCAGCCTGGGATCGTCGCCTGCCTGCTTACCGGCCACGTGGTGGGCCTGGGTGGCTACCCCGGTGCACCCGGGTAGTGCCAGGGTGCACCGGCCCCCGTTGGTGCGCTGGTTCTCGGCGAGGACGGCCGCCCGTAGCCGTCGCCACTTGGTGGTCGAGCCACCGGCCCATGATCGGCTCATGGTGGGTCGCGGAGTTGCAGAGCTGGCCCTAACGGACACATCCTGAAAACACAACCTTTCTCGATACAGAGACCCTTCGTTTTCCAGTGCTTGACCTATTAGGACAGCTCTGCAACTACGCAACCGTCAGTCGGCCCAGGTGCTCGGATGCCGCAACCGCACCGACCACGTCCGCCGCTTCTGCTCATCGACGCATTCCCGCACGTCAGGGGCCATACTGCGAAGGTTTGCGGCGAACTTGGTGCGGCCCAACGGTTTCTGTCCGTCACGTTCCATACGGACTTTGTAACCGCCATGCAGCTCCATCGTGGTCGCAGAGTCGGGCACAGTGGGTGTGGCAGCCTCTGCAACCACCGGCAGCACATCGCAGCACTGCGCGATGAACCGGGCCGCCGAGTTGGTGTCCTGCCGGAACCGCGCGGCGATCTGGTCTGGCACGGTCAGTTCGGCGCCGCGCGCCTGCCGGGCACGCCACGCGCGCGTCCATCGCTGAAGGATGCCGGGGAGCTCGCGCAGCATCGCCCGCTCGATCTCGGGGTCTTCGTGGCCCTCGAACGAGCGATCGAAGTGCACGGGCCAGGTGCGATTGATGAACGCGCGTGACGACTCGCCTGACACCGTTGGCAGGTCGTTGCAGCTAAACGCGAACAACGCCCGGTTGCGGAACGTGAACTGCATCCCGTACTTACGGTTGGCCGTAATCGAGTCGTCGCCGGTCATCATCTTGAACTTGCGCAGGTCGGACACATCGGTGGCGCTCAGCTCCGCCACCGCGTTGAGGATCGCGCCATTCACGTTGGCCGCGCTGAACTGGTCTTCGGCCAGCTCCTGCAAGCCCACCGACGACACGAATTCCTGACCGGCTACCGCCTCCAGCAGCCGGATGAACGTGCTCTTGCCGCTCCGTGACGGCCCAAACAGGACCAGCGCCCGGCTGGGCGTCGCCCGGGGGTCGAGCATCGCGGCAGCCGCCTCTTCCAGGCCGTCGATCTGGTCAGCGGTTAGCACCGATGCGATCCAGTTGTCGTAGGCCGGGCAGGATGCGTCCGGCACCCAGGCCACCGGCGTTTGCCAGCGCGACAGCAAGAGCGGCGTGTGTCCGATGAACTCGCCGGTTTCCAGGTGTGCGATGCCGTTGGCGCAGTTCAAGATCGGCAGGTCGAGGTGCTCAGGCTCCCGCTGGGTGACCAGCGCGGACACGCTGTCCTTGAGCGTGGGTACATGGCTTGCCCGGTGCTGGTTGGCGAGCAGTCGCGCGACCTCGCTACGGAACGCGGCATCGATCGTGGCACCCGTGCGGTAGACGCCGCCGCTGTACACCGCGAGGCTGCCCTCATTCGTGCGCATCATCGGCGTGCGCGCGATCAGCGCCTTGGCCGTGTTCTCAGCCAGTAGGGCACCGGTCAGCGGGTCGAACAGGTCACCGGGCTTCGGCTTGCCCTTGGGACGCCGTGATTTCGGGAAATTCTCCACTTCGGCCTGCTCGATCAGCCGACCGATGTAGGTGACGCGATCGGAACGCTGCTCGGCGAGCACATCGTCCAATCCGGCCGTTCCCGACGCGGGGAGCCGAATCCACCGCACCGACGCGGCGCCAGCGGCCAGTAGCTGCCGTTGCGTGCGCTCTCCGGAATCCCAGACGTGCGCGTTGTGATCCATGTCGGCATCGAGGCACACCACCACATCGCGCCCGTCCACAATGGACAATGAGTCCATCGGCACGCCATCGTCCGATGTGCCCCAGCAGCCCGGAATCCCGAGCACGCCCCACCCGAACGGGGCGTGCTCGGCTGCTGCGATGTGCTGCTTGCTGCCCTCAACGAGTAGCACGCCCTGGCCGGGCTCGGGTGGCCGCACGACACTGATCGTCGACTGGTAGCCCTCGCCGCGACTGCGGAACTCGTATTTGCGCGGTCGCCCGTCATCCCCGTCACGCGGGTTGTCCGGGTGGAACTGGTATTCGATCCGCTCGCGGTCGCTCCACGTGAACAGGACGCCGGTGCCGAGCTGCGCCCAGCGGCCCGGCGCGTCACCGAGATCAGCAGCACTGCGCACCGACCGCACACCGTGCTGGAGTGCGAACTCGGCGGAGATCGCGGCTGCGGCGAGCCATTCGGCGTGTTCGGGCAGGAGACCGGACATCAGTTCCGCTGAGGTCCGGTCGTCATCCCCGAAATCGGCCTGCCACTGCGCCATCGCCGCGTCGTGTCCGGAGAGTTGCTCGGTCACTTGGACTCCAGTTCGCGGCCGATGATGACGCCTTGGTTGCGGTTGTGCTCGATGAACGCGGCGCGATCGGCGGCCGTGACGCGGTGACGAATACAGGTGTCGTACTCGTCCATTTCGGCCGGGGTCGTCATGCCGTGTTCGTTGAAGTAGCCAACGTCACCGTCCGCATAGAACACGAGGTGCGACGGGAGTTCCATGTACCGCTTTCCGCTGACGTTGCGAAGCCAGACGTATTCCGTGTTGGGCACAACCGACACGATGGGTGATACGATGTTCATGGAATTTTCCTAACGGGAATGGGGAATTCCGGACCGGCAGTCCAGGTGGCTGCCGGTTTTTAGTTGTCGAAGTCGCCCGGATCGAATTCGGGCGGCAGGGCGCGCAGCGTCGCGCTAGTCCACTGGTCCAGGAACGCGTCGACGCATTCACCGGCCAGCGTGTTCACCATGGCCGCTAGGGCAACGATGACGGCGCCCTGGTTTAGTGCATCGACCGCGAGCACCGCGACGCGCTTGGTGTTGCCGTCGGACAGATTGCGCACGATCGCGACGGCATCCAGGTGCCCACCGGGGTCGTTGGCCATTACGCGGCCTTCCGGGCGCGGCGGGCCTTGGCGCTGGCGGCGGACATCCGCAGGAAGTGCGCCCGGCGCAGGTGCTCGGCAGCTTGGGCGCGAGCCTGCGGATCGGTGATGGCGGGATCAACCTGCGCCTCGAACCGGGCAGCCGCGGCCTTGCGCGCGGCTTCGGTTCGGGCGGTACGGTCGACGGTGTTTGCCCAGCTCAGATGCGCTCCGATGGCGCCGGCACGGGCTTGCGGGGATCGGTATTCGGGCATGGCGACACCTCGTTGGTGTTCGTGCTCATGCCCCTGGGTAGGGATATCTGGCCTGGCAGCGGCTCAATCCAGCTTGGGGCTCAACCCTTCCGGCTACCCACTTTCGTGGAGACCCTGCCTATGGTCTCTCGCCGGTAGCGCCAAAGCTACAGCGCACCCACGCTACTTCGCAACTATACCCCCAACTTTGCCACTAGAAGGGACCCTTACCAACATAACTCGCTGGTCAGATACGGTCCCCAAGAGCGGCGCGCTTGTGTGCGTTCCGGGCACGTTCATCGGCGGCCGACGCGCCATAGCGCGCCAGCATCTCGCGGGACCGCCAACCCGCCAGCCGTAGTAGATCTTGCTCCTGGTTGCCGTCGGCGAGCCACTGGTGCGCGAATGTGTGCCGGAACCGGTGTGGATGAACGTCCGGCACACCCGCCGTTTCAGCGCGCCGCTTGAGCGCACCCCGGATGCCCCATTCGGTCAGCACGCCTTTGCGGCCAAGCCACAGTGCATCGGGGTGCTTGGCAGCCATCGGTTGCCGGGCGCGGGCACGGAGGTAGCGCCGCAGAGCCTCGCCGGTCTTGTTTCCGAATGGCACCGTCCGCTCGCGTCGGCCCTTGCCGAGCACGGTCGCCGTGTCCGCGTTGAAGTCGAGATCGCTGAGTCGCAGTGGCGCGACCTCGCCACACCGGGCGCCCGTGTCCAGGAACAGTCTGATCAACGCGGTATCACGTAGCTGCTCGAACTCCCGGCCAGCGCTCGCCTTGATCAACGCGCGTAGCTGATCCTCAGACAGCGTGTCCACCGGCTGGTCGGGAACCGCGGGGGCGGACAGCTTGTCGAACGGATTCGGTGAGATGATCTCTTCGACCTCGACCAGCCAGCGGACGAACTGTTGCAGCGTGCGGTAAACCTTCGCTACCTGCGCCGCGCTGATCGCCTTGCCGGTGCGCCGGTTGGGCGTCTCGGCGACGTGTACCAGGTAGGTTTCCAGGTTCTGGCGGGTCACCGCGCGTACCGCAGTTGTCGGTTGGCCGGTCTCGACAAGCCAGCGCACGAACGCGTCCGCCACCGTGGTGTAGCTGGTCTCCGTCGATGGGGCGACGTTGCGGGCGCGCAGGCTGCGCCGCCAGTCGGGGATCAGTTCGCGGAGGTCGTCAAGGTCCGGCATGCTGGTCACGGTACGCGGCCAGTCCCTTGACTTACAAGCGCTGTTGCGGATACGGTCCCCGTGTATTGCCTGGTGGTAGGGCGGGTGGGACTTGAACCCACGGCCAAGGGATTATGAGTCCCCTGCTCTGACCAGCTGAGCTACCGCCCCCAGCCGAAGCGGCTACCTGCGCCGCTTCGGGGGTCGAGGTTACCGCGTGCCTGGTTCGTAGCGGGCGGCGAGGCCGTCGAGGAGGCGTTGCAGGCCGAACTCGAACACGCGGTCCAGGTCGAAGTCGAAGCCCTGTTCCGCGACGTAGCCGAGCATCGGGAACTTCTCCAGGCTGAACATCTCGTCCAGGCTGCTGTTGTCCTGGTTTTCCAGCCATTCCTCGTTGGTCATGCCGGTGTCGCGTTCGGCGTGCACTTCGGCTTGCAGGCTGAGCGCGGTGCCGCGCACGTGGCCGAACAGGACGATGTGGGCGTTCATCATCTCGTCGACGGACAGGCCGAGATCGCGCAGCGCGCCGAGCACCCATTCCGCGTAGTACAGCAGGTTGGGCATTGCCTGGGGCCTGGTCAGCGAGACGATCTCGGCGGCCCAGGGGTGCGCGTGGAAGATCGACCAGACGACGTGCGCGGCCATGTCGAGGCGGGCGCGCCAGCCGGGCGGGGCGGCCTGCGGGAGGCGCTGTTCGGCGAAGGCGGCGTCGGCCATGAGTTCCAGCAGGTCTTCTTTGCTGGGCACGTGTCGGTACAGGGACATGGTGGCGACGTCGAGATTGGTGGCGACGCGGCGCATCGACACGCTGCCGAGCCCTTCCGCGTCGGCGACGGTGATGGCTGCGCGAACGATGCGGTCGCGGGTCAGTTCGGCGACGCGGGGTGTGACCTTGGCCGAAGGGGCCTGATTCGCCGGGGCCGCGATCCGCACCACGGTGCCCGCGCCGGGCCGGGCTTCGACGATGCCTTCGTCGCGTAGGACGGCGATGACCTTGGTCGCGGTGGCCATGGCGACGCCCCATTTCTGGGTGATCTGCCGGGTGGATGGCACGCGATCGCCGGGGCGCAAGTCGCCTCGGGTGATGCGGCCGCGGATTTCGGCCGCGATGCGGAGGTAGGGCGCTTCACTGTCCATGTCATCTCCTGGCGCACTAGTGCACTAGTTCGACAATCGTAGCAGAGACACCCATTCAGCTGGGTATATCCAGAAATCGCACTAGTACAAATACATTGTCTGAGCTTGACGTTTACACCATACGCAAGTGCGCTGTACGGTGTACTCACGCGGTTCGGACGGACCGAACAAACCAGATAAAAGGAGCAAGACAATGCAGCGTGGAACGGTTCTCATCTCCGGTGCAGGCATCGCTGGCCCCGCCCTCGCCTACTGGCTGCGTCGCCACGGCTTCGCCCCGGCCGTCGTCGAGCGCAACCCGGCGCTGCGCCCAGGAGGCCAGGCCATCGACATTCGCGGCGCCGCTCGCGACGTCATCGAGAAGATGGGCCTGATGCCGGTACTGCGCGCCCACCACACCGGCACGCACGGCATCGCCTACTACAACACCAAGGGCAAGCAGGTCGCGGCGATGGGCGGCGACGACTTCGGTGACTCCGGCGGCGTCATTGCCGAGCTGGAGGTCCTGCGCGGCGACCTGGTCCGCATCCTGCACAACGCGGCCTCGGGCACCGAGTTCATCTACGACGACTCGATCACCGCGCTCACCCAGGAACCGGACGGCGTGCGGGTGCGTTTCGCCAGCGGTGCGGTGCGCACGTTCGACATCGTGGTTGGCGCGGACGGTATCCGGTCCGGCGTGCGCAAGCTCGCCTTCGGACCGCACGAGGACTACCTGACCGACCTCGGCCAGTACTCCACCTACTTCACCGCGCGCACCGATCTGAAGCTGGACGGCTGGGAGGTCATGTACAACCTGCCCGCAGGCAACGGCGTCGGCGGCCGGGTGGTGATGCTCTACCCGGTGCACGACACC